AATTTTTAACGGAAGCTACTACGACATAAAAAGCTTAGCTGAAGTCGTCCCAAGCACTACTTCTTTGATCTTTTATTTTCTTTTGACTCCTTCGACAAAAGACGTGTCTACCATAAAAAATTTACAGCTTAGTGACCCAGACGCTCTAAGTGCGGCCATCAAAAATTTGACGTAATGCCACAAACTTTTGCAACTGACATAAAAACTTGGGCCGAAAAGTCAATGGCTTCATACGAAAGCGCTTTTAAGCAAATTGCTTTAGCTTTGTTTACGTCAGTAATTAGAGACACACCGGTCGACACTGGTAGGCTTAGAGGGAATTGGGTAATTTCTAGCTATAAGCCAAAAAAGAAAACTGTTGAAGTCATTGACCCGACTGGCTCAAAAACAACGGCGAACATAGAGAAGCATATTCGCAATCTTAAAATAAACAGAAAAGCTGCGTCTGTATTCCTAACAAACAGTCTACCTTATACCGCCCGCATAGAATTCGATAAACACTCAAAGCAAGCGCCTCAAGGCATGGTGAGAATCAACGCCGTAAGAATTGCACAAAAACTAAAATCTAAATATGGCTGATTCAGACGTAGAAATTGCATTAGTGTCTGCTGTAAAAGACTTACTAGACGAAAATTCTGTGGATACTTCTAGCGGGGCAGACGGACTTGTGCAGTGGGAAAACACTCTATTTGACCACGAAACGAAAAAAGACTGGTTCAAAGTCACGTTCAGCGGAGGGACTCCAGAGCCTTCGACTTTAGGACAAGGCGGCCGCGACACGATGATTGGGTTTTTGCAGGTTGACCTAAATACCGCAAAAAATTCTGGCTTAAGTTTCTTTGACACTTGGTTAGACAAATTTAGACAAAGATTTTATGCTGGCAAAGTGTTTACAAGGAACGCGCAACAAGTTAAAATCCTTTCAGTTGGAATGTCCGGTGGGCGTCCTTTCGAAAATTTCTTTACAAAATCTGTAACAATCACTTTTCGATCTGAACTTACAAGAAATATTTAACCTACAAAAAATGACATGGCTGACTCATCTCGACACAACTTATCATACGTACAAGAATCAACTTACGGAGTAACACCTACATCCAATCCGACGTTTACGGATTTACGGCACACCTCGGTAACTTTAGGCTTAACTAAAGGAGCAAAAACTAGCGACGAGCTTAACCCTGACCGGCAAATACGCGACCACCGTCACGGCATCCGCTCAGTTTCGGGCGATGTCGGCTTTGAGCTTTCTTACGAATCTTTTGACGATATGCTTGAAGCTATGGCGCAAGGTACTTGGACGGCTGACGTTCTTAAAGCAGGAACTACACGCCGCTCCTTCTCAGTACTGCGCCACTTTAGTGACATTGCTGACGGAGCTGCTAAACCTTATCAACTTTTTACCGGTTGCGAAGTTAATTCGTTCAACTTGACCGTAAATGCTGAAGACCCTGTGACTGGCACGTTTAGCCTTTTAGGCAAAGATCTTTCGCCACTTCAAAATTTAACCGCATTCGGCACGCCAACATTTAGCTCGCCTACGACAACAGAGATGTTTGATGGGTTTACCGGATTCGTTAAAGAAAACGGAGTAACTATTGCAACAGTGACAGAAATTACACTGTCATGGGACAATGGCCTAGAACCTAGGTATAGCGTTTTCAGTGATAGCACGAGTCAGCACGGCAATGGACGGTCTAACCTAACCGGCTCAATCGGTGCTTACTTTGACGACTCTAGCTTGATTGAAAAGTTCTTAGACGAAACTGTATCAAGCCTCGAGTTTGAATTAGAAGACCCGGCTGGAAACAAGTACACGTTTTTAGTCCCAAAGATTAAATACACAGGCGGCCAAGCTGACGCGACAGGTCAAAGCAACATTCAGACAAACCTGCCTTTCCAAGCTATTTTCGATTCTACCGAAGCAACCAACATTAAAATCACTCGCACTGATGCCTAACCAAAAAGAAGACATGGAAATGTCTATGGCAGATTTCTATACCCGTGGCCCTTCTAACGAAGGGTCGCGGATGTATCTTGAAACTCCAGACGGAACAAAAACTAGCCATTGGATTTTGATCCGAGGTGTGAACAGCGACGCTTTCCGTAAAGCTGAAGCTAAAGCCAACCTTTCTTTAGTTTTAATTCTCCAGAAAGAAAAACAGGAAAAAGAAGCTTTAGGCAAAAAGTTTAAGCCAGATTACGAAGGTAGAGAAAAGAATCGCCTAGAACTTATCGCATCTCTCGTTGCAGACTGGTCCCTAAAAGAGGAATGTAACGAAGCCAATGTGATTCAGTTGTTTAAAGAAGCTCCCAACATTAAATCAGCAGTTGACTCGCACGCTGGAGAGCCTAAAAATTTTTTCGTGAAGCCGTCAAAGACCTCTTAAAGTTCGCAAGGTCAGAATTTGAATTACAGCAATTTGGAGACGGCTCAACTCAATCAAAGCGAACTCACCTCAACCAAGTTTGGAAAGCTACAGGCAAAAAACCTAAAGAACTACAAAATGCTGCAGAACTGCCGCAAGAGCTTTATTACATTTGGTCATATTATTGCAAGCTATTCACTGGTTCAGACTTATCATTTTCAGAAATCAAAAGTTGGATAAGTATCACAAAAACAGAAATTTCGCCCGACGAAGTGCAAGCTTTAATGGACATTGACCGCGTTAGGAAAGAAGTAGATTTGAAAAAATAACATGTTCGACGAACTCGCCAGTCTAACTCTTTCCGTCAAATCGGATTCAGTAAAGAAAGCTTCAGACAGGCTTGACAACCTAGAAAATGAAGCCGTTCGAGCGCAAAGAGGCGCTGATAATTTAGGCGGAGGCTTTTCAAAATCAGGTAAAAAACTTGCAGCTTTTTCTGCAGCAGCCGTTAGCGCCTACATCGCGCTTCGCACATTGCGTGAAGCTGCAGCTTTTGCAGTACAGACAAGTAGAGATTTCGAAGAAACTCTCTCATCGGTTGAGGCCGTAACGCAGTCTAGCGCATCACAAATGGCCGATATGGCTAGAGCAGCTAGATCCCTTGGAGCTACTACAAGATTCTCAGCTTCGGAAGCTGCAGAAGGAATGAAGTTTCTTGGCATGGCAGGCTTTGAGACTAGCGAAATTATTTCTGCTATGCCTGGCTTGCTTAGTTTAGCAACAGCCGGAGCACTTGAACTTGGTGAGGCTGCTGACATCGCCTCGAATGTCTTATCTGGTTTTAACATGCGAGCCGATGAATCTGCACGCGTTGCTGACGTTCTAGCAGCTGCAGCGAGTAGTTCTAACACCAGCGTTATTCAACTTGGAGAAGGAATGAAGTTCGTGGCCCCTGTCGCAGCTTCATTAGGAATTTCCATAGAAGACACAGCCGCAGCGATGGGAGTTCTTTCTGATGCAGGACTTCAAAGCACAATGGCTGGCACTGGTCTAAGAAGAGTCATATCTGAGCTAGCTAATGCATCTCCAGCGGCTACGGCGGCTTTGCAAAATTACGGCATTTCTCTAGACCAAGTTAATCCACTGACAAACAAACTGCAAGACATTGTCCAAAAGCTAGCCGATGCGGGTCTTTCTGCCGCCGACGCATTTACAATTTTTGGTGATAGAGGGGCTCCAGCAATTTTAGCTTTAACGAGTCAAACAGCTAAACTTTCAGATTTAAGCCAAGCTATGAAAGAGTCTGAAGGAAGGGCTCAAGAAATGGCTGACGTAATGGCAGACAACCTTTCTGGAGACCTTAAAATCTTACAGTCGTCAGTTGAAGAGCTTGTCTTGAGTTTAAATGAAAAATTTGGCCTAACTGAGTCCCTCAGATCAGCTACACAGGCCGCTACTGACTTTGTTCGCGCTTTGTCTTCTGACGATTTACCCTCGTCTGTCTCCGGAATAGTAAGTGAGATAAATAAGCTTGACGAAGCTATAGAAGGTAGTGGAAAGGGTGCAGCTTCGCGGCAAAAAGCTAAAGAAAGAAAATCCCTTTTAGAGCAGCGGCTTGAGCAAATTTTAGGTGAAACTTCTAGGGAAAAAATAACAGCCGAGCTTCAGCAAGTAGAAGAAGAAATTGCTGCCTTAGAAGAAAAGATCGCAAATCCTAAAACTACGGGTGTGACTAAAGGCCGTAGGAAAGTAGAATACGACTTATCGCCTGAAGAAATAAAAGCGAACACTAATCTTTTAAGAGAACAGCTTGAAGAAAGACAACAAACATTGCAGAGCTTCCAAGCTAGGGCTGATAGTTTTCTCGAAGCGGCGCTAGAAAAAGAAGTAGAACTTAGCAAGGCAGCAGCCGAGAAAAAAGCAGAGCTGGAAAAAGCTCAAAAACAGGCTGAAGAAAGTGCTAGAACTCAAAATTTAGACAGGGTCAGAAAATCTCTCTTGACCGAAGAAGAGTTAATCCAGCAAAGCTACGAGGCCAGAAAGCAGATTGTTCTAGATAACACGGAAGCAAGCTCGGAAGCCAGAAGGGACTTACTCGCTGCTTTAGAAAGTGAATCTACTGCGGAGCTTGAAGCTTTACGTGAATCGGAGCTAGCAAAATTTGACATTGTTGCTGAGTCGTTAATGACTGAGGAAGAAAAGATCAGAGCTTCGTACAAAAATCGTAGAGAGCTGATTCTTGCTGATACTAGAACAACAGAGCTTGAAAAGCAAAAGCTTCTTGACAGACTTGAAAAACAGACTGAGCATCAAAGTAAGCAAGCGCAAATAGCAAGATGGAGCGATTCAGTTGCTGCCTTTGACAACTTCCAGCAGAATCTATTAGTATTAGCTAAAACAGGCAACAGAGAAATGTCAGCTATTTATAAAGCTGGCGCAATTGCCAACACCACAATTAAAACTTACGAATCAGCGACTTCAGCTTACGCGGCGTTAGCGGGAATTCCAATCGTTGGCCCTGCTTTGGGTATTGCTGCAGCAAGTGCTGCTATCGCGGCAGGATTAGCTAATGTTCAAGCGATAGCCTCAACCAACGCCGGATCTTTTGCTTATGGCGGAAATATCCCGGCTGGGCAGGTTGGCCTTGTTGGAGAAGCAGGCCCAGAACTTGTACAAGGCCCGGTAAGAGTATCATCAAATCTGGACACACGAAATTCTTTAGGCGGCTCAAGCAAGAGTACAGTTATTAATTTCATCGGCATCGACCGCTCAGAAGTTGAAAGCGTAGAAGAGGAAGAAACTAAAGAACAGCGGATAATCAACATTGCGGTCAACCGTTCGGTACGAAGAGCCAAAAGTGAACTTTCTCAAGAATTTAGAACCGGATCTGGCCAAGTAGCCAAATCAGTAGAAAATTCTTACAACTTACGCAGGGCGGCGAGGTAAACTATGGCAGCTTCAATTGATTTTCCTTCTCGACTCCCAAAGCCTTCGTTATCTTTTTCAGGTAAGAAGACTAGCGGAGTGACATCTACACGATTTGCTTCTGGGCTATTTAGGCAAAGAAATAATTTTAACGACTTACGCCGAGAGGCTTCTATAACTCTAGAGCTAGAAGAGGTTGACTTTTCGTATTTTCAGGGTTGGTGGAATTACACGCTTTCAAATGGCTCTCTTAATTTCAATATTGACCTCTATTTAGATGGTGGAGGGCTACAATCTTTTGAAGCGACTCCTATAAATGGCGAGTACAGTTTTAAACACCAAGGTGTGGGCACGTTTGCCATTAGCTTTAAAGCTTTACTCTTAGATCAAAATTATTTAAGTGGAGAAGTTATTGAGTTGCTTGAAGCTGAAGGTGACACTTTTGAAGATTTACTTACATTGCCAAATAGTTTAGAAATTCATAACAGCAACTTAGAGCCTTTCATCAATACGACTTTACCTCAAGATTACACGTAATGCCAACACTTACAGAACAAGTAAATTCAGCGGTTGCCTCTCTACAAACGGAGCTTACCGAAACTCAAAGTCTTAACGGTAAGCTTGACCAATTTATCAACGGGGGGCCGACTGACACAGTCACAACTACTGGAGGAACTTTTCCGTGCCTCAATAAAATGGTTGCAGACTTTTTAGCAAAGAATTATGCAGGCGGAGAATACGCTGAAAGCACTTTTTACGCAGGCGGCAAAATGGTTTATTACAGCAATGCTCTGTATTTAGCCACACAAGACTTTACGTCTTCTTCTACAGGGAATGCGGCAAATTCTTTAGCCGCAGATGTTGCGTCAGGTGATTTAGATTTAATCTTTAACTTTCAACCTTCAGTTGACGCCGCAGCAGCTTCAGCCGCAGCAGCTTTAACGTCTGAGAATAACGCTGCAGCAAGTGCCGCAGCCGCCGCAGCTTCGACAGCGTTTGTTACTTTAGACAACGTCACTTTAGAAACTTCTGGCGGTGCTACGCAAGTTAAAGACGGTGGTGTTACTCCCGCCAAACTTAGTGCAGGTGCTCCTACTTGGTCTGACGGAGGCATACTTGAATACGTCGGAAATGCTACCGATGGAGGATTGGGAAACACATCATTAACTCTACAAGCATCTGAGGACGCTGGTGTAGAGGCAAAATTAGCTCTAGGGGTAAAAACTGGTAATACTCCTTTTATTGGCACTATATCAGGTACAGGGTCAGCCGCAAATCCTAGCTTAACTTTTTATACTGGTGGCTCTGAGCGCATCCGAATTAACAACAATGGAACTATTGAAGC